CATCGCTCGGAGAGGGCCGCTCGCCGGTTCCGCCAACCATACCGAATCCCCCGGGAGCCGCGTAATGCCGGGCCGCGCACGAACACCCCTGACTCTGCTGTCCAACACCGCAGGCGGGCGGGCCCCGTCGGCGCCCCAAGTCGCCCAGGCGGAGGGCGAGATCCCGCCGTTTCCGCTGGCAGATACCGGCGACCGGCGGGCCGCGAGGGACTTCTGGGCCCAACTCTGGCGGTCGTCGGTTGCCCGGCTCATTGACCCGGTCGCCGATGCGTACGCCCTGCAGCGCTGGATGCAGGACATCGACGAGTTCGAGCGGCTCTCGTACTACTGTTCGGCCTCCCCGGTCGTAAAGGCCGGGTCGGGGCCTCCCCGACTGAACCCGCTTTACGCCCGAGTCGCCCAGCTGAGCCGGGCTCTGGCCGAGTGGGAGGAGCGTTTCGGCATCACGCCGCGCGGTCGGCAATACCTGCGGGTCCCGCCGGGCGACGACCCCGCGCAGGCGGTATGGGCCATGCTGCGTGAGCCGTTCGAGGAGGACGCCGATGGTGGACTGGCCTAAGGTGACTGTCCGGGGCCGCGAGTTTCACTCGCAGGGCCCGTTCGTCAGGCGGTTCATCGAGCGGCTCTGCCGCCTGTCCGATGCCGAGTGGGCTGGCCGCCCGTTCCGGCTGATGCCATGGCAGCGCGAGCTGGTTGACGAGCTGTTCGAGGTCGACCCGGCGACTGGCCTGCGCGTGTATCGCCGCGCACTCATCGGTCTGCCCCGCAAGTCGGGGAAATCGCAGCTTGCCGCTGCGCTCGCTCTTTACCTGATGCTGGCAGACGGCGAGCCCTCGGCCGCAGTGTACTGCGCCGCGGCCAGCGAGGACCAGGCCGACGTAGTGTTTGAAGCGGCCCGCCGCATGGCCATGACGCCGCCCCTCTCGGCGCTCTGCGAGGTGCCCTCCCGGAACATCATCGCCTCCCGGGGCGACCCGTTTTCGGCGCTCCACCGGCTGAGCGGCAAGGGGTCGACGAAACACGGCCTGAACATCCACGGAGTCATCCTCGATGAGCTGCACGCGTGGGGCGTCGGCCAGCAAGAGGAGATGTGGCAGGCCCTCGTGACTGGCTCCGGCGCCCGCCGCCAGCCACTCCAGATTGCCATCACGACTGCCGGGGCCGACCTCGAACAGAGCCGGTGCGGCCAGCTGTACCTGCTTGGCCGGGAGCTGGAGGAGCGCGGGCACGACGCCATGCGCGATGCCGGGTTCTTCTTTAGGTGGTGGCAGGCGCCGGATGGCTGTGACCATCGCGACCCGGCCATGTGGCGGCTCGCCTCGCCCAGTTACGGCGTCATCGTGTCCGAGGGGTTCTACCGGGCCGAGCTGGCGACCATTCCCGAGGCCGCCTTCCGCCGGTTTTACCTCAACCAGTGGGTCCGGCAGGGCGATGTCCCGTGGGCCGACGCCGCCGGGCTCGATGCTGGCCGAGTTCCGCAGGTCGAGTTCTCGCCGGACGAGCCGGTTTTCCTCGGGGTCGACCTGTCCGAGAGCCGCGACGCCACCGCTGTGGCGGCGGTTCAGCTGCGAAACGGCCCAGGGCGCCCATGCGGGCACACGTCCGGGCCCTGTCTCTGGGTGGATGTACGGGTCTGGGAGCCGCCGAGGCTGCCAGATGGGCGACTGGACTACGGCTGGGAGCTGCCGGTGGCCGAGGTGCTCGACCACATCATGCGCCGCTACGCAGAGCTGCGCGCCAGCGGGGCGGTGTTCGACCCGTGGCACTCCCGGCTGATCCAGCAACAGCTGTCCGAGGAGGGCTTAGCAGTCGAGGAGGTCTGGCAACAGGGCGCTCGACGGGCCCGGGCGACCGCGGTGCTGCGCCAGTACATCACCGAGGGCCGGTGTCACTGGGCCGAGCCCGCGTTTCGGCGCCATGTGATGGGTGCGACGGTCAAGAGTACCACAAGAGGCGGCGAGGCGATCGTTAAATCGTCCAGTGGTGCTAGAATCGACGCAGCCATGGCTGCCATCCACGGCGTCTACGGGCTCGAATTCCTCCAGCCGACCTCTGGGAGGCTGGTAATGGCGGTGGCGAGTGTCTAGGTTCCTCCTCGGACTGCTTGAACTGGCCGGAGTCATCACTGCCCATGTCGGTCTCTGGCAGATTTACCCGCCAGCCGCTATCGTCGCGGCAGGCCTGACTGCCGTCGGGTACTCGGTGTTGCTCGGGAGGACGTCGTGATTTGGCGGGCATTCCGGGCTGCGCCGCCCCGGGGCAGTTCAAACCCCCTCCTGGCCCTCTTAACCTCGGCATTCGGCGGCCGGGCTGCCGATGGCGAGCTGGTCACGGTGGACACCGCCATGCGAGTCGCCGCGGTGTACGCCTGCGTCTCGCTGATCTCGCGAACCATCGCCGCTCTGCCCCTGCATGTTTACGAGCGGACCCGGGCGGGCGGCCGCACCCTGATGCGGACCCCGAGCACGGAGTTCCTCTGGCGGCGCCCGAACCCCGAGATGACCCGGACTGAGTTCTGGGAGGGCGCGATCGCCCATGCGGTTCTGGAGGGCAATGCGTTCATCTACGTCGCCCCGGCCGAGAACATCTCGGGCCGCCGCCCGGCCGAACTCTGGCCGCTCGATAGCAGCCGGGTGACCATCGGCGGCCGCGACTCGCAGGGCCGGATGACCTACGTCATCGACGGCACGACCCCGCAGCTGAGCTGGTCGCAGGGCGGGAACATCCTGCACATCCGCGGCCTGACTCTCGACGGCATCTCGGGGGTCTCGCCGATCGCCGTGGCCGCGACCTCGATCCGGACTGCATACCTCTCGGCCCAGTCGGCCGCCCGCATCATGGGCAGCGGCGGCATCCCCTCTGGCGTGCTGACCATCGCCGACCGGATCACGCAGGAGGAGGCCGACCGCATCGCCGCCGAGTTCGAGGCCCGGCATGGCGACCGTCGCTCCGTGCTTGTTCTGAACCGCGAGGCCAACTGGAAACCGGTGGCCATTTCGCCGGACGACATGCAGGCGATCGACACCCGCCGTTTCGAGGTGGTGGACATCGCCCGGGTGTTCGGAGTCCCGCCGGAGATGATCGGCGCCGGGGCAGAGGGCGCATCGCTCACCTACGCCAACGTGCAGGACCGGATGATCCAGTTTACCCAGCTGAGTCTGCAGCCGTGGATCGCCCGGGTCGAACAGGCGCTGAGTGATGAGCTGCTTCCCGCCGCGCAATATGCTAAATTTGACCTGCGCGGCCTGTTGCGTGGAAACTCCGAGCAACGGGTCCATTACTACACCGCTCTCGCGGGACTGGGCGCCCTGACGGTAAACGAGATCCGCGAGCTGGAGGACATGCCAGCGCTGGAGGGCAGCTGATGACAGAAACGCTCCTCGTCCGCGGTACGGTCAGGGCGACTGATCCGGAAGCCCCCATCGTCACTGCGGTGGTATCCACGGAAAACGTCGCCCGCGACGGGGCCATCATCCGGGCCGATGGCTGGGTGCTCGACGCGTACGCTAACAACCCGGTGGTGCTCTGGGGCCACGACGACTCCACCCGCCTTCCGATCGCCCGGGCTATCAGCACGGAGGTCCGCGGCAACGAGCTGGTGCAGGTTCATGAGTTCGACGAGGCCGACCCGCTCGCCGCGGCTATCCTCCGGAAAATCCGCACCGGGTTCATTAACGCGACTAGCGTGCGATGGCGCCCCGGCGAGACCGAGTGGCGGAACATCGACGGTCGGCAGGTGCTCGTGTTCGTCCGGGGGCACGAGCTGCTGGAGGTCAGTTACGTGGCCATCCCCGCCGACCCCGGGGCTCTTGTCCAGCGGGTCGACGGCCGCGCGCTGGCCGAGATGTTCCCGCCCCCGGCTCAGCGTAACGAGCTCGCCCGCGTCCTGCGGGAGGCCGCAATGATGCTCACAGGAGGGCAGAATGACTGAAGAACAGGTGACTGAGGCGGCGTCCGCGGTCGCGGATGCAGTCCGCCAGAGCGTATCGGAGGTGACTACCCGCACCGACGCGCTTCTGGCTCAGACGAGCGAGGCGGTCTCCCGCATCGCTGAGGTTGTTGAGGTGCTGCGCACTCAGGCGGCGCCGGTGCAGCGCGACCCGCAGATGCTGCCGGGCAGCGTGAACCCGCTCGACTCGATGCGTAACGCGATCGAGTCCCGCTGGTGGGACGATTCCGCCTCGCTCGACGAAAACCGGCGCCGAGTCCGGGCGAACCTCGAGCTGGTGGGCATGCTGTTTGACGGCGCCGGTCGGCTCTCGGTGCAGCCGCTGCGGCTGGAGATGAGCGACGAGCTTAAGGCGACCTGGCGGGCTTACCTGTTCGAGCATATGGCGCCGCCCCGCATCGTCGCTGAGGGTGTCGATGACGCGATGGCCCGGACTCCCCGGACGCGCGCCATGGACACGCAGGAGACCGGTTATGGCGCCGAGCTGGTGGGCGCGCAGTACGTCTCGACGCTCTGGGAGGCCGCGCGGCGCACCGACGGGCTCCTCCAGTCAATCCCTGAGATCCAGATGGGCGCGCCGACGGTATACGTGCCGATCGATGGCGCTCTGCCGGAGATGTTCCTCGTCGGCGAGTCGACCACGTCGAACGCCACCCCCTACCCGGACAGCAAGGTGGGGACTGGCCGCCGGACGCTGACCGCCAAGAAGTTCACCATCCAGATGCTCTGGAGCGCCGAACTCAGCGAGGACTCGATCATCGCGTTCGCCGACATGCTCCGGACCAAACTGGGCATCTCGTATGCGCTGCATCTCGCCTCCGCCGTCTACAACGGCGACGAGACGAACGCGGCGACCGGCAACATCAACAGCGACGATGCCGACCCGGCCGACACCCGGCACTACCTCGCGTGGGACGGCATCCGGCATTACTGGCTGGTCGACGACCCGGCGAACGGCGTCAACGGGACTGGCGGCGCCATCACCGCGGCCATGATCTATCAGGCCCGGGCGAAACTCTACGGCGCCAACAACTCGGTCAACACCATCGACAACATCGACTGGGGGACCGACCCGGGCAACCTGCGCATCGTCTGCAACCCGGGGCTGTACAACAAGCTCCTCAGCCTGCCCGAGGTGGTGACGGTCGACAAACTCGGCCCGGGCGCCACCATCGTGACTGGCCAGCTGGCCTCCATCGGCGGCGTCCCGATCATCGCCCCAGCCTACGCGCCGAAGACTGAAGCCGACGGGAAACTGTCGGCGACTGCGACCAACAACACGCTCGGCCAGCTGAGCATCGTCAACCCGCGTGGCTGGCTGCGCGGCAATTACCGCGGGTTCCAGCTGTTCATCGACCGCATCCAGCGGACCGACCAGTTCCTCATCGAGGTGTACACCCGGCAGGCGTTCACCCGGTGGGGCGCCGACGTCGCGGCTGGCGTGTACAACGTGGTGAGCGACTAACGTGACGCGCCTGCGGGTTGTTTCACGGTATCGGGCCGGGCCCCTCGCGTACGACGAGGGGCAGGTCATCGATGTTCAGCCCGAGTTCGCCGAGTTCCTGATGCGCGATGCGCCCGGCGTCTTCGTTCCCGACGAGGGCGCCGGGCAGCCCGAGCGCAGCGAAGCGACCAGGCCTGTTCGAGGGGCGCGCCAGCGGTGACCATCTACTCCCGACTCCCCGCGCTGCGGCGACAACTCGGGCTGCCGGAGGGCGTTGATGACGACGTCCGGCTGCTCGACCTCGCCCGGCAGGTGAGTCGGCAGATGGACGCGATGGCTGGTTACCCCCTGCATCCGGAGATCCGCACCATCCGGGTCCCCCGTCCGGTTGTGTCGCGGGACGACCCGGCAGTCATGTTCCTGCCCCGGCCTGCCCAGTCGATCGACTACCTCGGTTATGGCTGGGCCGCGGCGGAGATCGAGTTGACCGAGGGCACCGACTGGCAGTTTGAGCTGCCATCGGTGCCCCATGTCGGCTATCGGGCAGTCCGGCTGTTGCCGGATGCTCGCGTGCAGGTCTGGCCCCGTTACTGGATCCGCCTGCATGGCATCTGGGGCCCATCATGGGGGCGGGCAGACACCGGGGTGACCGGGTCTGTCGGTCTGTCGGGTGACATTGTTACGGTCCCGGCGGGCACGACCGGGCTCATCTACCCGGGCGATACGATCGAGATGGGCTCGGAGTGGCTGGAGGTCACCGCGGCCTCGCCGACGACCCTGACCGTCACCCGGGCGGTGAACGGCTCGACGTCTGCGGCGCATTCGGCCGCGCCGATCCGGGTGCTGACGCCGCCGGAGGACCTCGAGCGTGCCCTGCTGTCATGGCTGGGAGTCACTGCATGGAACGACTCTGCCGGATGGCAGGGCTCGGTTGTTCTGGCTGAGCATGGTGTTGACGCGGTTGCGAACAGGAGCTCACCCCCGTGGCGGGCAGTTGCCGCCGCTCTTGCCCCATATCGGCAGGTTGCGCTGGCATGAGCGTCGTCAAACTCACCCTGGGCGACGTGCAGATGTCGGGCCCGCTGTTCGACCGCCCCGGGCGGGCCCTTGCGCAGGGTGGAGCCGCGCTGATCGCCGATTACGCCGGGGTCGGGGTTGAAATTATGCGCAACCAGATGGAGGCGCTGGGGGTTCGCCGAACTGGGCAGGCCATCAACTCGGTCACTGCCCGCCATGTCCGGCGGAGCGAGGCCGCCGCCGGTTACGCCGTCATCCTCCC